AGTTTATTGGGATCAAACTTACTTAGTGTTGATAATCTATCAGTATTCTTAGTAATGTCTTCGGGTGATAAAACAGTAGGTGTAGTTGTAGAAACAGTTGTAGTATTTCCACCAGTTGTAGTATTTCCACCAGTTGTAGACAATCTTAATTTTGCCGCTTCTTTTTCAGCTATTTCTTCAGGTGTCTTAGCATCACCCCCGTCATCACCAGCATCACCACCGTCATCAAAGCGTTTAACTTTTTTAACCATTCCACCATCAACAAACTTGACAACACCACCTCTAGCTGCCATCATAGTACCTACAGCCTGCTGCTGAAATTGATCATACTTAGCTTTGGCATCTGGATTCTGAGCTAGAAACTGTTGGAATCCCGCCTTATTATAGTTGGGATTACTATAGCCTGTTGCTTGTGCAATGCGTGGCATAGCAGCATCAGAAAATTTAATGTTGGTATATGGGGCAGCCATATCTTAATCCTTATTTTTTATTTCTTTAATCGTTTGATATATTCTTAAAGATAACCAAATTACAGAGAGTAGGGACGCCACAGCCGGAAGAAATTGAAACAGCGCCCCTACAGACACAGTAATTGCAGACCAATCAATTAATGTTTTTTCTGTTGGACCCATAATTAATACTAAACTGCTTCACCAGCAGCAATAGCATTTGTAAAGGGAGTCATATCTTCTGTAGTCCAATAGTCAAGTACTAGCGCACCCTTTAGATGGTCAATGTTACGTTGGAGTACAGTAGGATCATCCGTGTAATTATCAGGCGCAGCAATAACTGCATTGATTAAATTTACGGAATCCATTGCTGCACTGTAGTGCCGAGCAATATCTTCTGCCGTCATTTCAATTTCTGCTTCTTCAGACATTATGTTATTCCTTTTCTGCGGGTGTTGGGTTTTCAAGTGAGTTAGTTAACATACCAACAAACGAATCACGAGCAACTTGCAATTGATCTACGCTAAACCGCGCACTCATTAGTTTTTGGTCTAAATCAGCCACGTGTTTAAGCATAACAATTTCTTGCTTGCTAAGGTCTTCGACATTGTAAGACTTGTCGTTAACCGTGATAGTTTTATTTTCTTCTTCAGGCATTTAGTCTTTCCTTTAACGTGTTAACTTCAGCAGATAGTTCTTGAATTGCCTTAACTAGAACAGGAATTAATTTACCCTGAGTGGCTTCCAATCTATCTGGATTAGATTTTAACACAAGATTCAGTATTTCGTCAACGCCAGCATCCTGCTGCGCTTCATCTAATTCTTGAGCAATGAAGCCTGCTTCCTTCTGCCCAACCTTAGCGCCATCACGCATGTTCCAAGTGAACTCGACTGGGTTCAGCGAGTTAACAAAGTCCAGACCAACGGACAGGTCTTTAATGTCCTTCTTGTCTCTGCGATCTGACAGTGCAGTGATGGACGTAACTTGAGCGCGGATGGTCGCAATAGACCCATTGCCTAGCGTAATCTCGTTAGAAACGGTAGCGGATGTTGGGGCTGCGTCGTGTCCAATGATGGTGTTGTTGCTGCCGGTTGTTAGTGAGATACCAGCATTCGTGCCGAGAATTGTATTGTCAGCGCCTGTGGTTACGTTACCGCCTGCTATGTAGCCAACAAAGACGTTGCTTGCGCCACTGGTTAAATCGGTGCCAGCACCATTACCAATAGCGACATTATCATCGCCAGTAAGAACACCTAAGCCAATAGCGTTTTTACCAATAGCGATAGTGTTGTTGGCTTCAGTTGCGTTAAAGCCTGCTCTATAGCCCATAAAGTTGTTGTAGGTGCCGCTGGTTAAATCGGCCCCAGCAGCATTACCAATAGCGAGGTTATCAGTGCCAGTAAGGACACCAACGCCAATAGCAGAACGGCCAATAGCGATTGTATTAGCGGCAGTAGTTGCGTTAAAGCCTGCTTCATAGCCCATAAAGTTGTTATAAGTACCACTGGTTAAATCCTGACCCGCGCCATAGCCAATAGCGGTGTTAGTAGTGCCAGTAAGAACACCTAAGCCAATAGCGTTTCTACCAATAGCTATAGTGTTGCTGGCAGTAGTTGTGTTTCTACCTGCTAGACGACCAATAGCAATATTATCATCGCCAGTAAGAACACCTGTGTTGATTGGTGCATAGCCGATAGCGACATTGTAATTGCCAGTAGTTGCGTTAGCGCCTGATGTGTAGCCGATAAAGTTGTTGTAGGTGCCGCTGGTTAAATCGTTGCCAGTTAGACGACCAATAGCGATATTATCCGTTCCCGTTAGGACACCTGAACTAATTGCGGTAGTACCAATAGCGATTGTATTTGTAGCAGTAGTTGCGTTAGCACCAGCGAAATAACCTATAAAATTATTGAATGTGCCGCTGGTTAAATCGTGACCGGCTATTCGACCAATAGCGGTGTTATCATTACCCGTCATAACGCCTGATGCAATGGCTTCGTGACCTATGGCGATGCCATAACTAGCAGTAGTTGCATTTTCCCCTGCTTCGTTGCCCTGAAATATGTTGCCCGTACCTGTGGTTACATTAGCGCCTGCTTGAAACCCCGAAAAAATGTTGTGATCGCCGCTGGTTAAATCGTAGCCAGCTTGATAGCCAAGAGCAACATTGTTTGAGCCAGTAAGAACGCCTAAGCCAATAGCCTGTCTACCAATAGCGATGTTGCTCTCACCAGTAGTTGCGTTAAAGCCTGCTGTATAGCCCATAAAATTATTGTATATGCCGCTGGTTAAATCTGCACCTGCGTTTCGTCCAATAGCGGTGTTATCTGTGCCGGTAACAACACCTGTGCCCATAGTGCCATAGCCGATAGCAATAGCATAATTGGAAGTAGTTGCATTTTCGCCTGCTTGATACCCAGAGAATACGTTGCCATCGCCAGTTGTTAGACTATAGCCTGCTTGATAGCCCGAAAGAAGGTTGGAAGTACCGCTGGTTAAATCATAGCCAGCTTGATAGCCTATAGCCGTATTGTAATTACCTGTTGTTATGCCCGAACCAATAGCTTCTCTACCAATAGCAATAGTTCCAACTGGTGTTGTGGCATTAAGAGCGGCATGATACCCAATAGCTGTGTTACTGTTACCCGTAGTCAAGTCTTGTAGGGCATTGACACCCATAGCTGTGTTGAGGGTGGCCCCCGCTTCTACCGCAGCAAAGGTGCCACTACCAAAACCGACGTTTGAGGTGCCGGTAGGGTGCGTAGCTTGAATGTCTACAGTATCAGATGCAGTCAACGCACCATTTACATCTAAGGCACCACTAATGTCTGTAGTAGTAGCATTAATATCTAGTGTACCAGTAGTAATTTCAATCTCTGTATCTGCATCAATATCTAGCTGACCATCTGTGCTAGAGTTAATGGACAAACCACTATCTCTAATTTGAATAGCCATAGCGTCATTTAGTAGAACACCTGTATTATGAACGTGTGTTAGTGTTACATCATTGTCAGCACCAAAGCCCAAAACCGCAGCGTCACTTGCTAGTTTTAGATCGTTACTAACTGTGACTGCCGTAGAGGCTGTAAGATCGACAGTAGGTGCTGTAATTTCAATTTCTGTATCAGCGTCAATATCTAGCTGACCATCTGTGCTAGAGTTAATAGATAAGGCAGAATCCCTAAACTGAACAGCACTTGTAGTATTTAGTCTAACACCTGTATCTGGAATATGAGTTAGTGTTACATCATTATCAGCACCCAATCCCAATACAGCGTCATCATTATTAAGTTTAAGATCATTACTAATAGTAACTGCTGTAGAAGCATCAATATCCACAGTAGGTGCGGTAATTTGCAATGTCGTATCTGCATCAATATCTAATTGCCCGTCTGCGCTAGAATTAATAAAAATAGCAGAATCACGAAACTGTACTTTCTTATCTGTGGCTACAAGAGTGTCTTCTCCAATGCCATCAATATATGCAGTACCATCAATATACAAGTCTTTAAACTGTAAAGATGCTGTACCAATACTTAGTGTATTAGTAGTTTTAGGTTTAATCTCTGTAGCTGTAGCTACAAAATCTTGAACCGGACCCAATACAGTAACAGGACCGCCTTCTGCGGCAGTGCCATCATGTGTATGGCCTGACGTACTAAACGCACTTACAACGGCATCAAACTCACCGTCAAGATCAGAAGCGTTAATTACGTTGCCATCTGCAATGTTGTTAGAGCCGTCGTTTCTTGTATATCCTGTACCCATAATTTTACCTTCTTGCGTTTGTGCCGTACTCAAGAGTAACGGCGTCTAGTGAAAATGGCGGATCAGTGCTGTCTGAACTAAACTGCAAAGAACCTGTGTAACCTGAACCAATTAATTGGCTTTCAAATACATATTGTAATTTACCACCATATGATCCTGTTCCATATGCGCTAGTACCATAAAAAGCAACAGTACTAGTAGTATTACTAAATGTAATAGGTGATGGCTGAATAACATCCTTACCATCAAAGTCTAATTTTAATGCTGCGTTAAAGTCTACGCTGCCCTGCGGGTCCGTATATAAAAACATTTTGTAGAAAGTTTTTCGCACACGCGGGTCAGAAACTGGCATATGAGGTGTAGAAAATGTAGCTAAGATATTAGCACCATCAAAGGTATTACCGTTTTCTAGTTGGTATAAATAACCATCTTTATTTGCAAATACAGCCAGTTCTACATTTTCATTTAAATAGCTGTCCGCAACATATGCTTGTATACCTCTAGTTTCAGCAAATGCAAAACCACCACCACCTTCTTCTGCTAACTGTGTTGTTAAAATACCTTTAGCATTATTTTTTGAAATGCTGGCACCATAACCCATTATTCTGTATTGAGACTTTGACCTCAAAACAACACTACAAAAGTTAGTGCTTGAACTAACAAAGTTAGTAAACTCACTTTGGATTACTTTAGAAGCATTAGAAAAATTAAAGTCTCCAATTCGTTCTGTAGCACTTAGTAGTCTAAGACCGTCTGGTCCTAAGAACATAACGTCAGAACCAATTTCTTGAATAGAGTCGCCTTCAATACAACCAATATCTCTAGTTACAGGGTCTAGTTTAAAGTCTGCAATAGTTGATCCCGATATTCTAAAAATACTTTCGTTTGTAAAAATAAAAAGTGTTTCTCTAAATACTGAAAGACCTGTAATGTCAGCACCTACATTAATCGTTCCTGCACCATTAGCGGCACTAAAGTCTGTATCAGTATACACTGCTGTAAAAGTTATAGCAGAACCTTTAGCAAAAAACAATGTATTTTTAAAATTAATTGTGTGAGTAGCTGACACAACATCTGAGGGGGCAGTATTTAAAGCGGTAAAAGTAGTGCCATCAAAAATAGCTGGAACACTAGCTCCATCTACCAGCATAATTTTATCTGTACCATTAAAATTATATCTTGTAAATCTTAACCTATTAGCTGACACACGAGAAGTAGATAAAAATGTAATTGCTGCATTGTCCGCTGGGCTACTAGCTAAAGCAGGATTAATGCTAACTGTAGAGCCTCCACTGCTTACAGTAGCATTTGCCGTTACTGTATAAACTAAATCAATACCAGCAACTTTAAATACATCACCCGCTTGTGGGGCAGCAGTTAAGGCGTCCATAGCTAAAGAGGTGCCGGTTTGACTAGCACCATTAACTAATACAGTACCGTAATTAGGTACATTTATATGTGTATAACCAGAGCCTGCCGTTTTAAACAGATCAAAGTTTCTCTGTACAATAACTGTGTCGTTAAATACAGCTACACCCGTAGTCTTGTGATTGGTTGTAGTTGTTGTAAACGTAACTGCCGCAGCATTAGCGGGACTACTATTTAAAGAACCTGTTAGTGTCAGTGTAGCCCTACGATTAGTGGCATCATAACTAACACCACCTGATGCAATAGTATATGTACCTGTTACACCAGCAACTGTAAGCGTGTCTCCAGCTTCAGGTGTTTTATGAATGTTACCTATAATTAATGTCGTACCACTTTGGCTAGCTCCGTGTACAACAGGCGCACCGTATGCAGGAATAATATTACTGTCGTATTTATCAAAGCCTAATATACGCCTGTAGCCGCCCTCAATAGAGGGTTCAAAGTTGCGTAGCACTCTAGCACTACCCGGAGCGTTAATACCCTGCTGTAGAGGGCTTAAATTGGTTACAAGACCCCCTTTAAACTCAATAGGAAAAGTTTGCCACGCTTCCATTATAGTGCGTCCAAAGAAGAACCTACATTAGAAGATGATGTAGCAATACGTCCTCCTCCCTGATTGTTACTAACCATAGAACTACGAAGATAATAAAATCTATTAATTAAAATGCTACGCATATGTTTAACACCGTCTTCAAACTTTTGCATAGCTATAGTAGACGCTTGTGCATCACCCCTAAAAAGATATGCGTAGTGCATAGCGCCATCTGTAATAATGTGCTTAAATCTTTCAGGAATAACTGGAACGTCAGTTGCATTTTCTAAATCAACAGGAACACGATAGTATTCATAGATTACACTATAAGCTTGATCTGGTGGAGGAATCATTCCGTATTCTAATGAAGGAGCATTAAACACATAATTAGGTAGAGCATTGTTATCGGCAGTAGCTTTATACTCTTGAGATACAGACTTATGTAAATATTCTTCATAAGCTACATTCTTTAGCTTTTTTGTATTGTTGCCTAATGTAGTGTCTTCTTTAATTCTAAAACTATCAAAATTAATAGTCTTAGCGTCATCTGGAAATGGGTATCTAGTAGTACCTGTTGTTAGTACGTCTTCTTGTTCTACGTGATTAAAAGGCCATTCAAATTCAGACTGATTAATATAACGAATAGAAGCATTAACTGCATCCTTCGCATGAGAATAAAAACCTGTAGCTGAGTCAAAGTTAGAAGAAGTAAGCTGAACTTCATTAAGTCGCCTATTAACTTCGTTTACTAGACCGAGAAAATTGTACGCCATTATTTTTCTCTCACTGTTAATTTAATGGTACGTTCAGCCGTACTGCCTGTACTGTCTGTCATTCTACAAGAAAAAGTATATTCTCTATTAGTAACACCACCACCAATGTTGATAGTAGCAACAGTAGTTGTGTTAGTTTGAGACACATTTTGAATACTATCAGTAACCGCACTGCTAGATGCAGTCGTTAGTGTTTGTCCTGCACCCAAAAGTGTTTTACCAATCTCACTAGTTTTAACATACCATTCTACAGAGCTAATTGTCGCATCGCCTAAGAAGCGTGACCAATCTGCATTGTAGTCTAATGTTTCATCTGGGTCTTTTACAGGCCATTTAAAGGACATAGAGTTACTCCGTTACGTACACTGTTCGTTCAAATGAAGTTGGTTGACGTTCAACATAAACGTAACGATCTTCTTTTGGTATATCTACTGTTCTATCGTTTGTTGTCGTTTGTCTTGATACAAATATAAGACGACTTTCAAAAGGAACATTTACTGTTCGTTCATATGTAGTAGACATTAAGCTGCTCTCGAAATATAAACGCAGCGTTTTCTACTATACTGAGCCTTTACTGCTACGTAGTCAAAAACAACAGCAGTCTCAGTAGTATCTCCAACATTAGTTGTACCCTGTACGCCTGTTAAACCACCACCCGTTGCAGTAATAATATCTGAGCCTACTGCGGATGTTGCTGAAACACCAGTGACATTAACGGTTAAATCGGGGCTTACAGTTCCTATAGAACCTACACTGCTTACACCGCTTAGTATTGAACCACTAGTAGTAATACTACCTATAGCATTGACTGCGCCGGTAGCAGAAACACCAGTAAGTGTTTTACTTAAATTAATTTCGCCATATTTAGAAACACCGTATCTACCGGAACCAAATCTAGCGGAAGCTAATATAATAGCCATAATATATTATTACTAAGCTATACGAACAATAGCGTTTGAGGCGTCTGCGGCAGGAAAGGAAATAGTTAAGTTTCCCGCAACAGCACCCACCGTACCTCCAAAATCAATAACACAAATTGCTTTATTACTAGCAGAAGAATTATAAATAATACAGCCGTCTGTAGACACAGTTACTGTTGAAAATACTTCATCCGCAAAGTCTACTATGGCAGTAGTACCAGAAAGAGAAATAGAGGCAGAATCTAAATTCTGACCTCCCGCACTATAATTTGTACCTGAAGCTTCATCACTATTATCCGTAACATTTGAGTAGTTTGTTGTGGCAGCATTATATGTACCAGATGGAGAAGCCTTAATTAAGGCAATCTTAATAGTGTGTGTATCTAAGTCATGTACACCTCCTAAAAGCTCTTGCTTAAAGGAACTACACATTGCTGTAGTAATTGCCATAGCTTATTCCTTACTTAATATAAGTAGGGACTGAGAGCGTTAACTCCCAGTCCCATACTCAGTTAGCTTACGCTAGAGTGTCACGATCTACTTCATCAGCAGTCGCAATACCATTGTCACTAACGTCTAGCAAGCAAGCAAAGACACGAATTTCACCAGCAGTGAAAGATGCGCCGCCACCAGCAAGCGTTAGATCAAGAGTATCAGCAGATGTAATTACTAGATCAGCCGACACGGTAACGCTAGGTGCATAAGCACCATCCGCAGCCCCGTCAATATCAAATGCTGTAACGTACTCATCAGCATCTGCACCAGTGCCGAGAGTGGCAGTGGCATCAGTGCCTGTATTTTGAGTAGCACTTGACGTAACCTGAAAACCAGCCGACAGAATTTTTGTGTTGGCAGGAATGGTTAGAGCCTGTACAACATCACCATTTGGGTTGATGCTATTAGCAGTCAAATCAATGATCTGTTGTACATAGTAGGGTTGACGCCCGCGAGCTTCATTGCCACGAGCGGGAGCAAGAGTAGCAGTAATTGTAGCCATTTTTCAATACTCCTTATACTAAGCAAACTTTGGCGTTTACAAGAGCTTCGGGACGAAGAATCTTGCGGCCATAAAGATGCATACCACGAACAACATCAGCAAAGCTATCTGGATCACGATAGGTTTCTGTTTTGTTGATCTGTTCGGCAGTAGCTACGGCTGAAGAGTGGCCTGCAACAACAACACCATAGTTGGAAGCGTTTGTACCACCAGTTGTGGAGGAACCTGTACCAACTGAAGGTAGGTTGTTAGAGACGTATACTTTAAAGCCAAGTAGGTTGTTTAGAACTAGACCGTTCTGAAGACCAGAACCGCCGAAGTCGCTGTTGAATAGTCTGGAATCTTCGTCCTGAAGAATTTCCTTAAAGACTGGATCAATAACGAGCCAACGACCATTTGAATCAACATTCTGTTGGTCAAGCTTACGAGCCATACGGGAAATAACCTGAATAGCATAAGCATTACCAGAACCAACGACTGCACCATCATTACCAGCACGAGCCTTAATACCAACAGCACTTCCTGAAGAACCACCGAAGTCGTCGGCTTCAATCTTCATGCTAGAAAGTAGTTCGTCTGTGCCAGCGGTTGCAACAGCAACTTCACCGTTAACAGTGGTGTTAACAGCACTAGCAACACTGTGTAGTGCAGACTGCTTAAAGCCACAAAGATAACCAAGAACGTCTTGATCGTACTGATCAGATAGGCGGAAAGCCGCACGATCAGAAGCTAGTGACTGGAAGTTAACATGAGAATGTGCTTCTTCAATGTCATCAACCTTAAAAGCAAAGTAGTTAGACTTATCAACCGTGAGGCTGAAGTCTTCATCGTCTAGGTCTTGAGGTGTAATAACGGTGCCACGAGTGTACGCTTTAACGGAGATTTCAGGCTCCTTAATAATGCGAACGGTGTCACCCATATTAGCAATTTCACCAAAATAATCAGAGTTGGTGATCTCTTCACATACAGATGACTTACGGAACGCAAGCTGCACCTGCTTAGAATAAATTACAGGACTAAATGCACCGTTAGGTAGGTTGCCGTATCCTGCTGCTGCTGAAAATGCCATAACATTAACTCCTTTAAACAGCTATCAGATGCTAACTCCAAACTTCCTGTAGAGGCTAATTAAAGTAGGTGCGCTTAAAAATACATTTGGCCTAACGTATTATTAACGGGCTACTCGCTTTAGGTAAGTCTATAGATAAAAATGTAGTTGCTAAGGTGTATAAACTACACCAAAATAGTGGGTAGGCTAATGCGGCCACTTATTTTGATATAGTTATATACGGTTATTTTATAATGTCAACTATTATTAACGTGCTGAACCAGAAAGATCATATACAAACTTTCCTGAACGGATAGCTTCCATAATAGTATCTTGATTCTTTTCGTACTGTGTAGCTGACATCTTCTGAACGTCTGATTCTTTAATGACGCCGGAAGTATCTTCGGCTGTAGGCCGATTACGTGTGGCACGGGTATCTACCATTTCAGCGGCGTTACTAGAACGCTTGCTTTTCTTTTTGGTACTAATACCTCTGTCTGCCTTATATAGATCAATGGCTCTTGCTGCTGCTTGAGCATCATTGTCATTGTCGTACAGGGCTTGTTGAATCCAACGCGGTTGTTCTTCTGCCCACGTGTGGAAGTCATCGTCCTGTCTAATTTCATCGAAGTCTGGGTGTAACTGTAACAAAACAGTTTCTGCCTTCTGACGCTCTGCGTCTTCTTGCATCTTATTAATTTTAGTTACACGCTCTTCTAATTCTGTAGATTGTTCTCTTGCTTTCTTAATTGCAATAGTTTCTACGATGGCTGCTACGTCTGGATACTTAGACATCCACACATCAATCTCATCGTCTGTTTTAGGTAGCTTCATCTCCTTTTTAGTGGCAGACGTAAGCTGTTCCTTTAATTCACTAATTTGAGATTGTAGGTCTTCCTGTTGTTTCTGTGTGTGTCTACGTAAGTCACCATATCTCTTTTTAAATGAACGCTCTTCAGCGGTAGTGGGTTCTGCCTCTTGTTCTTCTTCTTCTTCGGACACTTCACCCTTTTGTACGCGAAGCATTTCTTCTAGTTCTTCTTCGTCTTTCTTAATGCGTTCCGAATTGGAATACGGACGACTAATAAAGGCTTTCTTTTCTTCTACCTGTACGGTATCTACTTCAGACATTATATTTCTTTCTCTGGGGCCACCGTAGCCTACTGTGTAGGGGGATGAGTAGCCAGCAAATTAGTCTGTTTAAGTGTGACTATCACTTTCGGGAACCTAAGCCCCCTCTTTTCTTTCTTTTTCTTCCACCTCTTTTTTTGTTTCGTGGTTTACGCTTGATTAATCCTCCTTTAGCTGCACCTACACCTTCTGCTCCATCATCTCCATCCTCAGTTTCGTTACCGCTATCATCGCCTGTAGAAGAACCGTCTCCCGCACCCGCTTCTTCGGCAGAAGTTGCTTCAGCATCATCAACATCAGCTTCGGCATCAGCTTGAGCATCATCACCAAGATCATTGGGGTCAAAGTCAGGAGCAGTAGTTGCAGATTGGTCAAAACCCGGATCATCAATATCTGCTATGTCGTCTTCATCCTCAACTTCATCGACAGTGAAACCCGCACTAACATGGCTTTTAGCGTTTTGTGCCATCTTCTGTGATGTTGTCTTAGCTTTATTAACGTCTGTTGGGGTAAGTTTGTCTGCTACCACTTCAAATTCGCCAAGCTCATCATTCCACCCGTATGTGGCACCAAACGTTCCCGCTACAGAAAATCCGGGTACTCCCTGAGAAGTCATACCAACAGCACTAACAGCGGGGTCTACTGTAGGGTCGTAACCTGTAACATTACTTATAGCATTAAATTGTGCATAGGTGTTTAAGTCTGTAATTTCTGCCGGAGACATTTTACTTAAATCATACTCTATAGAAAGTGCTGCATCTTTAGCTTTTTTTGCGTCCGTAGTAGCTACATTGTTTACTACATCAAAACCCTTACTTATAGTAGGACTAAGCGCAGATGCCGTCGCCATAAGCCCGCCAACTGGTCCCATCAGGCCTGTTGATGGGGTTAATGCTTGACCAATAGCTAAATCTGCAAAACCTAAAACACCACGACCAATAGTGCTGTCTAACATTTGACCCAATCCTGCAAGAGAGCCTAAACTAGCTGTACTAGGATTACTCATTAATTCACTTACTGATCCTATACCGGGTGTAGCACTAGAAAGATCAGATTTTCCTCCTGCATCTGGTAGGTCACTTTGACCAGCTTTTGTGGAAGCTCCTTGAGCTTGTTGTCGTAGCTTATCTCCATAAAATGTATCTAATATGTTAGTAGCTAGATTAGCCTGTTTTGGTTTTTTATTTTTAAAAGCATCAGGTAAAAAACTTTGAATATAGTCAGAAGTAAGACCAGAAAAACCTTTAAAACTATCAAATGTAAAAGCAGGCTGACTAAAGCTACTAGCTGTTATAGGTTTTCCTGCTGCAAATTGTTGCCCTGCTGTTGTAGCAGCATTATTATCAAAAGGGTTAGTTCCCTGCCCTCCTTGAACAAAGGCACCTGCATTAGCTTCTAAAGTATCTTCTTCACCACCTTCTAAGCTTTCTAAGTCGTCAGGTTCAATAACCTCAATATCCTCAATCGTAAAAGGTGGGCCACCCGCATTAAATAATGTGTCGTCTGGTAATGTTTGTCCTTCTTCTGTACCAAATTGACCCATAGCCTCCATTTTCTTGTAGCCCATTTTAGCTTCATCTCGAAGCTTCATAAAATGCTCAACGCCAAAATAACGAACAACGTCAGCAGGAATTACCATCTCACCTTCACTAAGCATAGCAGGCTGGTCATCACGTACTTCTTTTTCCGTGCTACCTAAAGGTACGTCATTGCCTGATACGGGATCAACCTGACCACCCTCTTCAAATAATTCCATTTGTTTTTCTAGCATATTAATCCCTCTTAACTATATTATCCAAAGACTTTAATTTTCTAAGGGCTTGAATGTAACCCTGCGCTCTTTGTACACCAACAGAACACTCAGATTGTTCTAGCACTTTATGCTGCTGTTCTATTTGATAGTCTAAATACTCTACAAAGTTAGCCCACAGGTGGGGGTTGCTGACCAGTGCTTTGAGGCGCTCCGCCTTCTGCTGGCTGTTGTTGTTCATTACCTGAGAATCCCTGTTCTTGTGGTCCGGGTGCCATACCTACACCAATGTTTCCACCGCCTGCACCCGTTGGGTCTTGAGGATTAGCTCCTGCTGGAGCGCCCTGTTGTGGCGGTGGTGGCTGAGTTGCTTGCCACGCCTTCATCATCTCTGCCTGAAGTGCTGCGTCACCCATATTGTTGACAACCTTTTCAGGATCAAGATCAAGTGATCTGGCAATCTCAGTGATAATATAATCCATTTTTGCAAAAGGTGCAAGTGCTGGATTGCTAGTAACTTGAATAAATTGCATGAGGCGTTGACTACGTACTTCGTTAGCCATCAGACTTTCTGTACCACGTGCCTTAACTTCAAGATCACCCTTAATATCTTTATCAAAAGAAAACTGCATGTTAAACTGAAATAGACCGTCACCGAGAGGCTTTAGTAGGTAGTCGTCTACATTCTTAATGACGTTCTTAATACTGCCTGCTGCTGCGCCCATAAGCATACTAATGCCACTAGCAGTTCTACCTACACCCGACACACCCGTTTGTCCGTGCGCGAAAGAAGGAAAGCCGGTGCTTTCATCAGCAAGCTGTCTAGCTTTATCAAATAGCTGTAGATTTTCACCAGCAACATTTGGAAACTTAGTACCAAAGATTGCCTGTCCGGGCGCACCACCCTGACGGCGAAACACTTTACCGGGATAAACACTGAGGTCTTGACCCGGAGTTAGATTTGTTTCATCCACTTCAATAAGAAGATTACCAGACAATACAGCATTATCTACAGCCATTCTCATAAAGCCGTTCATAAGAATTTGTGTGTCTTCCATATTTTCAGCAATGCCTACACCAAAGAAGCTGTATGGATTTAGTTCATACGGTGCTGCCATATATGGAATACGAACAGGTTTAAAGGGATTAACTACAAGACGAATAACTTGACCATTAACTGTCCAGATATTAGCTTGTACTTGATCTGCATCTGCAAGCTCTTCTGGAATATCAATGTCTTCATCTTCAAGAAGGTCTGTATCAATTACACCCCAGTATTCTAAAACTTCAAAACGATCAATGCTATGTGTCTGTTCGTAATCAGCAAGATCATCTTCCCACCATTCTTTTACGTAGGACTCACCCTGCTCAACACATTGGTCAATGACATTACCCCTAAAGAGAGGGCGTTTTTTAAGATTAAGTAATTGGCTGCGGCTCATCTTATGACGCTCTACAACGTACTGTGCTTCTTCCATATTGTTTGCATCTGGGTCTGGATAAAAATTCCAAACACTTACATGACCAATTTGAGGTACAGTTTTAATGGTTGGCGTATACGTACCCTCATCATCCCAGTTTGCATATTCTTTATTTACAGCAAATGGACCCTTTAGTACACCTGTACCAAATAACGCCATTTCAAAAGAAGTGCTGCGAAGATGTTTGGAAGCATTACATTCCTGTAATTGATCCATAACTTTCTTTTGCATTTTCTTTGCTGCAACCATAGCAGGATGAAAGGTAATAGCGGAAGGCGTTGTACCCGGACCTTTTTTAAGACCCTTTACATCCTGTAGTTTTTCTTCCATACCCGCAAGCATAAGAGAGCGTTCTGTAGAACCCGCAGGTAAGTCTGCACCATCACCTGCAAAACCATACGGGCTATCTTGTTCTACTGGACCTTCTTCTTTAAGCTCATCAGGAAGTGACGGATCAAAGTGTACGGTGTCTTCTACACCTTCGGGTAATACTGTAGGATCAATAGTAATAGGAAAACGCTGATTACCAAATAGTACATCTACAATTTGACCATATGCCGCAAGTGTTTTAGTTTTAGTAATTTTAATAAATACACGAGATTTTTCTGTTTCCATAAACTGAACGTCAGGACCATAAATGCCTCTGTAATTACGATAAGATTTTAGCCAGCGTTGCTCTTCCGTAAAACGGTAGGTTTTAGCCTTTTCGTATTTGTCGTTGATATATTTAAGAATAGGCGTATAGCCGTAGTCTACTTCATCTACGTTATCCACATCTTCTGCTGCTACACCCATCTCTTCGATTAGGAAGTCATCTTCTTCAATAGCCATTTATAATTCCTTTAATATCCAAATACAGCATCGGCTGGTGTATGAGTATTTCTGGGCATTTGTGAATCAAAGTCAAAAATACTAAAGCGTGGTCTTGACATTATACCGTAACGTAAAGCATCATACAAGTGATCTTCTGAGTGAGTATCAATATCTTCGGGGTTTTTCTTATCTATAGGTAAAGCAGGTAATTGAGATACCATATTTGTGCAACTATTAAAAAAGATTAATCTGGGTTCTTCTGTAAATTCATCAACCTGAAGCCTACGATGAATTTCGTTTTTACCTGCAACTCTACTACCTTTACTACGATCAGACGGTCTCCAACGACACCCTTTACTAATCATTTGTTCCGCCAAAGATGGGCCTGTATCACCTCTTTTATGCCACAAAGAACTATCAAGAACACCATATTTAATATTACCGTCTTCTGCCTCTAGTTCTAATACCATATCGGCTAAATCTGTAGCTAATACTTTAGACACGTATAGCTCTCTGTATACGATTAGTTGTTCATCTGGACTTACAGCAAACCATAACACGCCACTATATGAACCATAGCCATAGTCACAAGCACGAAACTTAACCCAATTATTTGGTATGTCAAATGGCTCAACGACATGAATGTTTCTATTAAATTCCGTAAACGCTGCACCTTCTTTAATATCCCAGTCACCGTCTAATAGCTGTCTTTTTTGTTGCTCCGGCAAAGAAAGAAGCATTGCTTCATAGTCTCCGCTTTCAGCTAGATATGGATTATCAATTAGTTTAGCGGGTATGAACCTTCTTTTAAATAAAGGCTTTCCTGCTTTAGCATGACCTGCCGGATAATTTAAATCTTCGCCTGTTTCAATGTTAGTAGCTACAAATCTGCTGTTCGGTGGTGCAGGATCAAGAAACATTTTCTTAACCCAATGATGCCCTCTGCCGCCCGGATTGGTTGTAGCCCGCATATATACAGGTAAGTCAGGAGCAGTGGACCGTAGACGAGATCGCATGTAGTCCCACGCATAAGGTGTAGCCCACTGAGTCAACTCATCAAAGCCTATCCAGCTAAATGCTAGACCCTGATAACGCAATACGTCTTCATCTCTATCCAGATAAGACATCCACAATCGCGCACCGGAAGGCGCAGTCCACTGCATCTTTCTTTCGGACCATTTAATGCCCGGAACTGCTTTAGGATACATCTCTTGAGACTTAAAAATAAGTTCTCTAAGTTCTTCTGTTGTATGTCTAAGCAGTAGCCCACTGAAATCGGGGTGGGAAAAATAACGTACAGGATCAGCTAACATAGCAAAAGACTTGCCACCACCTGCTGCACCACCATACAATACTTCTCGTTCTGCGGCCTCTAAAAACTCTGTTTGTGGGCCAGCATTAGGTTTGAATACAGCATTTTGTTCTACAGATTCAGGTGGTTGATGTGCTACAGAAGACTCAATCTTTTGCGGGTTCTTCAGTAGCTCCGCTGCGTGTAGTGTCTGTTTGGGCGTCGAGTCTTTCTTTTTCGAGTTCCTCCGCTTTGGCGAGCGTCTCTTCGACATACGCTGCCCACTTGCGGAGGATAGTAGCTTTGTTTTTACGCTTTCGCTCATTTCTTACCCGTTTCATTAATCCTACGTGTGATATGTAGCGACCTGTTCTTGTGCTTAACCAATTAGATACTTCTCTGTAAGAATATTTCTTTAAATGTTTTTTAGCTTCCGACAACGCATTTAGTTCTGTTTCAATAGGAAGTAAAACTTTATCGTCGCCTTCATCTAGCTCATAGCCAAACGGTACTGTTCTAGCTATACGTGGTATAGGAACCCATTCACCGTCTTCTCTAACATCAAGTGGTTGAGGTAATTTCCAACTTCCAATACTACGTTGTAATGCTTTAGTCGTCATCGTCCTCAATTACCGCTTTAGGTGGTAGAATAAATACACCACCCGTGCTTTCTACTTGCATTTTTTCTGATTTAATAATGCCGCTTCTGTCGAGTAAGTCTTTAGCAGCGTTCAGTTTATCACGAATACCTAACTCGGTAGGGTCATCAATACCAGAAATAATAGCATATGCAGCTTTAGGGGCGTTATGCGCCATAAAGTTTTTAGTGGCTTCAATAATCTCATCCTTAATGCCAGCCGTAATTTCTGACAAGACGGTGTTAGGTGAGTATCCAGCCAACTGTTTAGCTGCATATAGATCACCTTTAGCATCACCAAATAGAACATTGATAAAAGCCTGTTGCTTTTCTGTTAAGTTTTTAGCCATTACGCCACGCCCTTTTTATGCTTCTGACTTTTAGGCGGACTCTTAGTACTGCCGCCTTTACCAGACCAAAAAACTTTGTTCGCCCAATATGCAGCAGACGTTGGGCCTTTTGCAATATTCTTGCCGTGACGCGCTTTAAAAGATTTACGGGCTTCAGGAGAATAGTTATGACCCATCTTTTGATCGCCAAAGCGTATAATTTTAATGTTTCCATCGTCCCTCACTGCAACAATAGCTTTTTTTGTAGGGTGTTTAGGTGTGCGTTTAGGTTTATTTAAACCCGACAACCCATATCTTTTCAGTTTTGCTTTTTCAGATTCACTTAAAGACATTAACTTTTCCTAATTATACGTGTTTTATTTTACTTGTCAACTATCTTTTACTAAATAGCTTAGTGGCACCCCTAATACCAAAGCTGGCAGCAACTACACAACCTAAAGAGTATTGATACCATTCAGGCATAGACTGTAGTTGCTCAAAGCCCCGCTGTACAATGTTTTCCATACCCGGAACAAAAGCTAGAATCATAGGTACACTAAAGATAATTGTAAGATATTCATCTTTCCAGCTATTTTTAGTGCCTTCAGCCATAATACGCTCCCACCCACTCTCGTGTGTAGCTGCTTCTACCATTACAGTAGCTTTAGCCTGTGCTTCCGCTACCTTCATAGCGGTCTTAGCCTTCTTTTCTTCTACACTACCCTGTAACCACGTACCTACAAGCCCAGCTACAGGTCCAATTAGAGCGCCAATCATAGTGGTTGTCCTTTACCTTTAGCAATAATAGCAATTTTTTGACATGTAGCGTACCAACCTCTATACTCGTTGTCTTTTAAACCCCTTTCTAAAGCGGGTACAACTTTTTCAGCGGGTGGACACTCCTCTACAATGCCCGATTCTACACGATAAGCACCATTATTAAACATAATAACAATTGTAAACAATAATGCTTCTACAAATTGTTGGTTCATAATAAACCCTTACTTTGTGCTTTTACTAGCCTGTACAATAGGGGGACTAGATTTTTCTGAATTGCCTAAGTACAAACCAAATGCAGCAGTAAGTGCGCCAGTCATAACACTAAGCATACCTGCCTGCTCCATAGTGGGTGTATCTAATGACATGAACCACTCAATAACACGGAAATTCATAATAATTAAAGCCAGCATCATAACACGTGGTATAATGCGCCAACTATCTAGCTGTTCTGCTTTCATTATCTACCCTGCCCCCTATATGATTGTTTTGCATTAGCTTGCCTGCTATGCAAATTAGGTTTTTTAGCGTGTCTGTTTTTTCTACGAATACGCTTTTGTAGTGTAATAGTTTTTTCTAAAATCTTACGCACGGTATTTTCTTACTTTCTTTGCAATACCTTTAGGTTGTTTAACTACTTGTTTACCAGCAGCAGTACCTTTACGTTTAGCTGCTGTAGTTCTAGCATACTCTGAAGGCGTTAAAGCAGCAATAGCTTTTTTAGGTAGGTATCGCTCACCTGTTTTAGCAGATGGCTTACCTGACTTAGTTCCCCACTTTTGACCTGTCCACTTTTTTAGGCTGCGCTGTGGTTTCTTTAGTGCCATTGTCTACTACGTCCCTTATAACTAGCTGCTTAATAAATTTAGCCCCTATGACTTCTACGATAGTTTGATAACTAGACTTAATGTCTTGTTGTTGTAGCTGCATAACTTTTTGGGCGTCAATAAGCTTGACTACTATTGCCTCTAGTCTTTTATGTTTCTCATCTAAGTCTGAAGATAGCTCGTTCTGTATCCAGTTATTCTGCTTCCATATGAAATAACCAAAAGCTATTGTCATTGTAACAGGAATACCAAATGTTTCCAGTATACCCAATATGTCCATTCATATCCCTCTCCAAAAATACAAACAAATATTATTTTCTTTTGGGTTGTCTTCTCCTATTTACGCCTTTAGGAACTACCCTCAGATTAGAGCGTCTATTATCTCGTGGATTCATGTTTTTATGATCCACCTCTTTGCCATCACCCTTACGCACTACACCAGCTTTAGCTAAAGCATTACGAGCAGTATTTCTTGCTGCCCTGTTTTTCTTTTGGGCAGGAAGTTTACCGTGCGTGTCATACTCTCTGCGGTAGTTACGCTTACGTGTGGGCGTAGGTTTTCGGGGCTTAAGCATCGACTACTTCTTTTTTAATCCGCCGCCGCGCATTTTTGCTACTGGCTTTTTCATTCCGCCGCCGCGCATTTTTGCTACTGGCTTTTTCATTCCGCCGCGCATCATCTTTGCTGAACCAATAGCTTTAGAGGCTTTAGAGGATGGCGAAACGCGTTTTTTAGGCGTATACATTCCGCTATCATCTACAAAACTAGAACCGTAGGCTACTTCTCGTTTTGGATCAGATTTGCTAGGTTTTTTAACTACAGGTTTTTTAGCTACAGGTTTTTTAGCTACAGGTTTTTTAGCCTTAGCACGTCTAAGATTAAGAGCATCTCTAGCCTCATCACGTCTACTCTTAAGAGCATCCGCAGCATTTTTACGTTTACGCTCAAGAGCAATCGCAGCATTGGCTCGCTTTATAGCAGTAGTTGCATTTACAGGGCGACCGGCTGCTCGTGCAGCCTGTGCTTTTTTATTTAACTCAGTCCTCCTCTTAAATGCCTCAGTGTTGCTTAGTCTGCTTCTTTTTGGTAACCCGCCCGGAAGCGCCGTAGTCCCGCCGCGCATCATCTTTGCTGCTGGTTTCTTTACTGCTCCGCCGCCGCGCATCATCTTTGCTGCTGGCTTTTTTACTGCTCCTCCACCGCGCATCATTTTCTTTTTCATTGCTCTGGGTTTCATTGCCATTTCTCTTAGTCCTTCTGTTAATAACTAATTCCTGATATTCGTCTTCAGGGTAGACTTTGTAGTAATCTAGCTTTTCTAATTTTAAACTAGCGTCGTCTACTTGAGATAGTGACTGTATGAAAACCATACAGTATTCATCCTTTACGGAACTCTCCCAACTGTGTTCGTATAGAAAATCTAATTCAGCTTCTTCTGCACCAAACTCAGGGTGAAAACCCATAATGTGCAGGTCTTGTTTAGCTAGTAGGTTATTACGTTCTTCACACCACGTACTGAACTCTTGCATGTTAGGTATAGTAAAAGAAGCACATACTACCACTTCGTATCTATTATCTGTAAATTCAGTACACTGTCTTAGTGTCTCTTTGTATATATTCTTAGTTTCTACTATTTTCACTTTATTATCTTGCCACGCTTTCTTTGCATAGGGGCAGGCAGGCAATCCATCTAAATGCAGGTTAGGAACTTCTAAGACATTCATAGACCACTCACGCAGGTCATCCGCGATAGATGTAGCCATTACGACTTGTAGCCGCCTCCAGCCTTCTTATATTCGCTCGCTAGTAATTGAGCTTTTCTAGCTGACCACTGTCCAGCTTTACCGCCTTTTGTGCCAGCCTTAATTTTATTAAATAATCTTTTACGTAGGGTTGGCTTAGTGTAGTTACCCGCCTCATTAACACGAGACTTTGATTTAGGTTTAGTTTTTGCTGCCATTATGCACCTGTAAATGTAAACTGTGCAGGCTCTTCTTCTACTGACACCATAACTTCAAAGTCTGTTGGGTTAGCAGAGAAGGCAACTATCTTGTCACCGGAGTGCATAAAGAAATAACCACCGTTAACTAAGTTTAATAGGGAGTTACCTGCAAATGAAGTATCTTTAATAATGTAGTGATACTCAGTATCTTCAGCATGATAAAATTGAACATTGCATGTTCGTGTACTGTTAGAGCTATTAGACAAATGCAAAAAACGTACAGTACCATTATAGTTAAGAGGGCAAGTATAAATTACGTCTGCACTGCCTGATGCAGAGGAAGACGTAAGTGTTAGACCCTTTGTGTGGTACTTATACGTATTTTGATTAGGCATGTTATGCGTAGTCCTTACGGTACTCTCTACCATCCCACTCAAATATAGCACCCTCTTCCGCAGCAGAAAAAGTATCACGGAAACTTTGTGCTTTTTTGGAGTCTACTTTATACATAGGAAAAGACCCTTCATAGTCAACGGGTTTTTCTTGTGTATCTTCTAATGAATCTGTCTCAGAACTACCCGTCTCTTGCGTAGAAAACAATTTTACCGTATCTTCGTTATTGGGATTTCTGTCTGGGTCTCTAATATCTGGCATGTTTTGAACGTCATCATTCGCTGCCGCAGAGGTATCTTTGTTTTGGTCTACAGTATATGGCATGTTTTGAACATCAGAAGAGGGCATCTTTAAAAAGTTAGAACCTTCTTCTGTTTTAGCATACGCGGATAAAGCATCACGGTATGGTTCAAATCCTCCATAAGCTTCTAAAACTGAATCTAAAATTTCTTGATATTCTTTTCTGTTACTCTTTTTAGCATTGGATAATGTAATGAACGTATTTTTAGGGTGCATAGGGTGGTCAACAGAAAAAGGTAGAAGCTCTTGTCCAGCAGGCATATTAAGGCTATTGTATTCTTCTTCCGTATAGTTTGGATTTGGTGTAGTAATAGCGTCAAAGTTTTTTGCTCTAGCTGCGTCTATCTCCTGCATTTCTCTTCTAGTAATATCAGACTTAGGTCTAATAAACGCACCCATATTAGCATAATTAAATCTTTCTACTAGAGAATCTATGTAGTCAGGATTATATTTAGCTGCATTCATAATATCTTTAAAAGAAATACCTAAACTAGAAAGATCATTGTCCTCATAAAGTCCCTTAATATCAACAGGGCCGCTACCTACGAGCCTATATTTATTACCCTTCGAATAAGCATCTCTAATATTTGTGCTTACCTTAGCTGCTTTATATTTGGGGTTTGAAACTAGACTCATAGTATACTACCTAAATAGACCGCCTTTACGCATGTCAGTGTGACCCTTACGTTGGCGACTTACTAATGCACCTTTGTTAGCCTTTAAAGGTGAAACTTCAACTCGACCTTTTTTTCCTTTACCCGTACCCTCTTGTTTTAAAACTCTAGTCTTAGGTTTTTCTTCGGACTTAATACGAGTATTATAAGACTTACCTTTGTACGTGAAGGTAGCTGTTAGTTCGTCGCCTCTTTTCTTAGCGGCTTTTCTTTCTTTAGCAAAACGCTGGCTAAATGTTTCTTTTTTCTCTGCCGCAGCCCTTTCAGCAGAATCTTTAGCACCACTCTTTCTGCCTGTGCTTGCGGCTTCCTTAATTTCTGGACTTAGTATACGAATTATCTTATTGGCGTCTGCCTCTGATAGACCTTTAGCCTTTTTAATTACTTTTTTTACACCAGTTTCTGTATTAGGTGTATCATCCTCCAAATACCTTTTTACTGCGTTTTGAGTTGCCTCAATAGCCTTAGCTCCTGCATAACCTGCAACACCAAAACCTGCGCCTGCTTTAAGCAATTTATTTCTTTCTCTGGCTGCCGCCGCAGCACCCCGTACAGGTCTTTTACCACGAGCGGATGTCTGCGGCTTAACACTATCAGAAGCTGATTTAACTTTATTTTTAAGATCAATAATAGATTTTTGTGCTGGCGTTGCTGGACTAAAAGGATCATTTTTGCCTGTAAAGTCAGGCTTTCTACCTGCTCTTTTTGCTGACTTATTAATTTTATAAGCTGCCCGTGCGCCCTTTGCTAGAAGACCTAGTGCCATTAATATAGGTAGTGCCATTATTTCATTCCTTTTCGTTTGTTATCACGTTTATTACGTACAAGACCTGTTTTACGGTAATCAATGTTACCCGTACGTTTATTGGGTGGGATTAAACCACCGTCAGAAAATATACCTGCCGCTTTTTGAAATTCTTGTTTAGACACTTTTTTCCCATCTATTGAATAGGTAGGACGAGCAGGGTCTGGGGTAGGAGTTACGGTTTCACTATCTTTAATAGCACCAGACGAACCCAAAGATTCATTTTTATCACCAATTAATACATCGTTATTCTTAGGTCTTCTCGGTGGCAGTGTTTTACCGTCATACTTTTTTGGTTTATTAGCCACTATTAAATTCCTCTACAGCAGTTTCAATGTCTGATAACAAGAAAGTTTTACCCGTCCGCTCCTTTAGAGC